ATCAAAGTAGCTTCTTCATCTACCGCCTCTACTGTTTTGATGCACTGCTCTAAGCCTCTGTTATGCAGTTCTTCCAAGAGCTTCGGCTCATTGATTTTCTTTCTGTACTGCTCAATACGCTCAAATCTGTAGCCTGCTCCGTCTGTGTGATCCTTTACACCAGCTTCTGCCATTGCATCCTTAAGGAGCTTTTTGTACTTCTCCTCTTCACTCTTTGCTCGTTCAAATGCTAATTTTTTGACTTTGTAAACCTCGTAAATTTCCGATAGATTCATAAAATCAGCCTCCTTAAATTTCATTTACCTTTCTATATCTATTTTTTCCAAAATCTCTATATCTCCAAGAAAAATAGACAGAAAAATACCTATTTACAAAATTATCCGAAAAACTACTAAGATTTGTATATATACTATCTCTATTATATAGAGATGTCAAGTAGTTTTCCTCTGTTTTTAAGATGTAAATATAAGTTTATCTTTACTTTGGTTAATTTTTGCTGTAATATTTGAAGCACAGAGGATAGGAGGTTGATATAATGTCCCCCGATACTAATTTCCCAAAAGCCCTCAGATATTACATGAGTGCCAACGGAAAGAAACAGCAGGATCTAATTGCAGATCTAAAACTAAGCTCTGCTACTGTATCCCAATGGGTGAATGGAAAAGCCTTTCCCAGAATGGATAGAGTAGAAATGTTAGCTAACTACTTTGGCATTTCTACTACAGAGCTATTTTCAGATCCATACGCTAAACCCAAGCCTTCTGCAAACCCTGTAATGATGGCTAAGATCTTAGAAACCTCTCCGCCCTTATACGATTTATTTTCGATAGCAATAAGCTTACAGGAGGAGGATCTGGTACTGCTAAAGGCTGTAGCAGAAAGATTGATAACATTAGAGAAGCAATTTGATCCTACGGAGGAGCTGTAATGGCTCCTCTTTTTATCTTAGTACTACCTAGATACTTCTCCGCAAAAACCTCTCGACAAGATCTCTTATAAATCCTCAACTTTCCTATCTTTCAATGGAGTAGAGTTACCCTCTTTACTGAAATCAATGTAAGCCAGAGGTACCATATACAGCTCACTTAGTTTCTGTGCAAGTGCCATCTTAGGAGTGGTATAACCCATTTCCCAATCAATTACAGTCTTTTCTGCTACACCTACCGCCTGTGCTACTTCTCTCTGGGAGTATCCTGCATTTACTCTGCAAGCTCTCAATCTCCACTTTCTGTCAAAGAAACTCATTTATCTTTCCTCCTTTCAAAACAAAAAAAATTCCCTTTGTGCCAGATATATAACTTAATCACAAAGGGAAATTATTTTTAGATAATAATTTTTAAGTTTTTCAATTTTTATTAAAACCCATAATCTTTAGTGCTATCAGAAGTGCTTTCATCATCCGTCTCCTCTGGATTTTCAGACACTAAAGGCTTGAGATAACCTGTGTTAATATCCCAGATCATCATAACCTCTTTATTATTGATACCATAACGATTTTTCTTTACCGCTAGCTTTAATGTACCATCAATTACACTAAGAGAGATAAGCCTTGTGGCGTTCTGTCCTACCCCATCACTTTCCGCCAGATCATGTAACTCTGGACTATCTCCTTTTTTACGATTCTTTACAGCCTCTCTGTTAGCCTGTGCAAGAAGGATAATAGGCTTTCCAAGCTCTTTACTCATCAAAAACAGATCCTCTGAGATATTGTTATATGCAATTCTAGGAGTATCTGCCATTCTCTTATCACTCATCAGAGAGAGCTGATCCACAATAATCATATCAGATCCATGCTTAATAGCTAGAGCTTTCAGATCATCTACATTAGGCTTTCTTCCTCCGAAATCATCTGGAGTAACTACTACAAAACCGCTTTTCTGGGAGAGCTGAGAAATGTAATCTTCATAATCTTCTTTTAAGTACTGCCCTCCGTCTGTATTAGGCTTTTTACCTAAAGAGTGAGCACCATTAAGCAATCCCATATTACTAAAGTGCTTATTCAGTGTATCGAATCTAAAGCCTACCATTTCTCTGCTCATTTCCCCAGAATAGAAGAGGATCTTATAGCCCATATTCCACGCAATAGTAGGGAAGTATTCTCCAATCCACGATTTACCTACATTCGTTCTGCCCATGATTACTACAAGCTCTTCTCCCCACAGCCAGCCATTTGTAATCTCATCCAACTGAGGAATACCTGTAGGGATCCCAATCATGCCCTTTACTTCACAGCGTTTCTTATACTCTTTCAGCCTGTCTTTTGCATTAGAGATAATATCATAACCATCTTTATTACCGCCTGTAGGTACTGCCTTTACAAGCTTCTCAAGCTCCGCCTGCATATACTCAATAGCCTTGATACTATCATCTCGTACTTTATCAGATGCAGTCTGGATAATAGGTACAATCTTTGTATATGTATATGCCTCTTTCAGCTTGTAAACTAAGTACTCTGTACTCTCACTTACCTCCAGCATCTGAAAATCTCTAAACTTGCCTAAGAAAGTGATCTTATCTGGCATCTGTTTATACTGAAAGAAATGCTGTTGAATAAAATTTATTTCATCCTTACAGGTAAGAAACATATCAGAGATAACGCCATTAGAATTTAACAGCTCCAGATCTGGAGTATCTAACAATTTACAAATTAAGCTCTGCTCAATCATACTTCCATCCCCCTAACATCTTTCCCTGTAAGATGGATTTCTTGTGTAGATCCTTTGATCCTGCTACCAATACGAGCATCTCCCATCTTCTCTGTTAATTCATCAATAGAGAGATTGCTGGTATAAATAGTACTCAGCCCATTATTTACTCTTTCAGTGATAATACTAACAACCTGCTCCCTTACCCACTCCGATACTCTTTCTGTACCGATATCATCAATGATGAGGAGTTTACAATTTGTAACCATCTCCAGCTCTTCCTTAAACTCTGGATCTGGATTAGAGTAGTTCTCCCTCAGTCTGTTTAAGAAAGAAGGAAGATAAATAAATAGCCCTTCATTCTCCAGCCCACTGAAAAAAGCAATCTTGCGGAAATAATGGCTCATAATCTTACACGCCCAGCTTGTTTTTCCGTTCCCAGTATGCTCTCCCCAGATATACAGCCCTTTACCATTATCTACATTTGCTACAATAGTTTCCTTAAATTCATTCAGAGCTACAAAAGAGTTATAATCTTCTTTAGGAGCAACTAAAGAGATTTCATATTGATACATTACAGGGATCCTACTAAGCTTAAATAATGCTCTAAGTACTCGATAGCCTCCACACAACTCATCACAAGGGGCTATAAGCTTTTTCTGGCAGTAGCTTTCTGCGTAACATTTCATAATTCTTTCCTCCGTTTCATGTCAAGTTAAATAACATAATCACAAAATCTAATTATTTTTAGATAAAAAAAGAGAGGGCTGTAAAAAGCCCTCCCTCTGAGTTAAAATACTACTTTACCTCCAGCATCATTTACCATAAAGTCCTCTTTACTTGCAGGCTTACTAATGCTATCATATCTTTTCTTTTTGGGAGATCTCTGAGCTTGATGTAAGTAGCTTTCAAACTTCTCAGTAAACAGAGTTTGTGGTCTAAGATACTGAGCCATCTTTTCACTATCTTTCCACTCAGCTACTTTAACATCAATTACACTAAAGAAATCTTCTAACCTGTAGCCCTCTTTCCATCTTGCCTTAATCAGTTTCATACTCTCTTTACTAGAGCTTTTATACTTAGTTTCTGCTTTAGTATTAAGATATTTAATGATCTCTGAGTAAGGGATAGTAGAGCTCTGCTCTACACTATCTTTATTCTTAGTAGATTTATTATTTAATAGATTATTCTTTTGTTCCGTAATTGATTCCGTACCCTCTCGGATTTCATTTCGTACCCCCTTCGGAATTGATTCCGTACCCTCCTCATCATCTGCTACTAAAATTTCATAAGCTTTTCCCAGCCTATACATAGAAAAGATGCCTCTATGATTCTTAAAAGTAGTATGCTCAAATACTCCCTTATCTACCATCTTTTTAAGTCTGCGGTACAGCCCATCTTTAGTAATTCCTAAAATGGGGAGCTCTTTCAGTAGTCCATCATATTTAATCCAGAAATAAATCTTATTGTCGATTATGTGTTTTACCATTTTATCTGTATTAGAAAAATCTACAAACCAGCGTAAAACAAGTAAATCCGCTAAATCTAAATTTAGCTCAATAGCCTTAGCTTGACTAAACCCTTCTATTGTGTACTTCATGCTTCTTCCCTCAGCTCATCATATTTAGTGATACAAACTTTACAAGGCTCTGTTGTTAGATCTTCACTGTCTACACACAAATTAAAAAGTCTTTTGCATTGTTCACAGCTAAAAAATTCTGGGATACCCTTTGCTCCGTCAAGGGCTACCAGTAAATCTAACAGCTCATCTAAAGAGCTATTAAGTACCCATTCCGCAATTTCTCTTCTTAAATTATGATTTCTAATAATTCTTCCGCTATTCATAACCTCACTCCATCTCAGAAATTACATTCTCGATATTATCACAGACCTCATCAAAAGCCTGTTTAATGATAGCTTTTCTCTGTGCAGGATCTGTACCGCCATCAATAGAGATATTCATTCTTACTGTAGGCTTACACCAGATACCGCTTTTGTTTTGCAGGCTCATACCTAATTCAATTTCAATACCAGAAACTCTTGCTGTAAAGTTACTCATCTTTCTTTCCCCCCAGTTCTTTTAAGTTCTTTTCTCTTCTAGCTAATCTCTCTTCCAGCTCCGCTAAGGTGCACCCAAGCTTTTTAGCTAGTACTTTTTTGTGTGCCAGATCTCCATTAGATTTCTGGATCTGCCTTTTTAATCTTCTGCTCATCCATAGCCTCCTCAAAATCTTCTAAGCTGGCGTAATGCTCTGTGCCTACATCTACTTTTACAATAGATTCTTTAGGCATAATATGTACTTCAAAATCACAGAGAATCTCATCCGTATCATATTCTTTTAGCAATTTCTTAAAGAGCTTTTCCAGACTTTCTCCGCCTACATCAATGCCCCAGCTTTTGTTTGTAATAACAGTGTTTCTACATACAAGTTTAATTGATCTCATTTCTTAGCCTCCTTTTGTTTTCGCTTGTAAATAACATAATCACATTCCAGAGAAATTTTTAGACAAAAAAAAAGAGAGCTTTTTATGCTCTCTCAAAAATACCTCTGTATGGGGAGAAAATTAGATCCTGCTCTGTAGGCTCCCAGATCCAGTTATCAGATAATCTGTATCCCAGCTTTTCAAGCTGTTTCATTCTCTGCTTATACATTCCTCTAGGAAATTTTACTTCGATTTTATCATCATTAAACAGTTCAATCTCCAGCCCACCATATCTTACAGTATAGATATAATTCCCATTGATTACAGTTACTAGTTTTTCCATGCTTAAATATTTCATATCCTTACCTCCTCAAATGTTTTTATGCTCATCAATTACAGTACCTACGATAAATTTAGACCACTCAAAGATAAAAAATGCTACGGCTAATAAACCGAATACTCCTGCTGTAAATGTGATTGCCATAATTGCGTTTAACATATTCATTACCTCCTGTGGATCGTTCTCTTGTTTATGATGTTATTATATATCCCCTGTATAATAAATGTCAATACTTTTTATACAACCCCTGTATATTTTTTTACAAAAAAAAAGAAGGAGCTGTAAAAGCTCCTCCCTTTTAAGTATTACTTTCTTTCTTTTAATGGCTTTCCTGCATAGTCAATGATAGTAGCTACCTCATCTGCATACCAGTATCTATAATTGTTTTCATCTCTGGCGGAGAGAGGGATAGCTCCAGCATCTTCCCACATTCGGATCGTTTGTGTAGTTACTCCGCATAAATTAGCTACTTCTTTTCTGCTGAATACTCTTTTACCTGTATCCGCATCTACTGTAATAACTCTCATAAATCTTTCCTCCGTTTTTTGCATTTTATCATATACCCCCTTAAATTTTCAAGAGCTAATTACTGTTACAATAAACATAATCACAGAGTGCGGAAAAATTTAGATAGAGGAAAGATAAATCAAGCTACAATGCGGATCTCTACAATATATCCTTTTTCAGTGTTTTGTACTAGGTATGGAGCCTTACGTTGTACATATAACTGAAAATCTTCCCCTACCACTATAGCTCCTGCTATTAAATCCAATTCTACAACAAACCGCTTTTTATTAGATATGATTCTTTCTGTATGCTCTATCAGCCAGTCTACTTTATTCTTTTCAAATTCTTCCGCCTTGATATATTCATCAATTTCCGCATCCAGATTTTTTAGTATTCTCTCAATTTCTTTAACATCTTCATTTTCTTCTGTCGGCTGTATTTTGAGTTTTTCCGCTTTTAACTGCTCTTCAATTTCAGCCATCTTTACTGCATAATCTTCTTTAGGAATGATCTCATCTAAGTATGCATCTGTGAGCTTGCTTCTCCGCCCCTCTAAGCGTTTTATTTCCTCTTCTATAGTATTTGTATCAACCTCTACAGAAAGCTCCGCTCTGAGGCTCTTAAGCCAGCTCTCAAGGCTATCCTTAACTGCTTTCTTATTTACTTCTACATTCTCAGCTATTTTCTTGTACATTTTTTCTATTCTTAGCTGAGAAACATGGTTTCCTTCACATCCGATTTTACCTCTTGTTACATTGTTACTACATTTCCAGTAAGTATATCCTCTGCAAAGTATTCTCCAGTGTACGCCTCCGCATTTCTCACAGATGATCTTTCCGCTTAAGGGAGTATTTGTATTTGCTACTCCTCTCCCTCCATGCGTTTTATGCTTTAATCTGCCATTTACTTTATCCCATCTTTCCTCAGATACATAGGCAAGCTCTGGAGCTGGTACTCGGATCCATTCCTCTTCTGGATTTATCACTTCTCTTTTTAAGTTAAAATCATAGTGATACTTACCAATAACTACTACACCTTTTGCTTTTTCGTTAATTAGGATCCTGCGGATACTTTCTGTGGAAAATGGTTTACCTTTTGTATTTTTATATCCTAATCGGTTTAACTCATCTCTTACTTTTCGCAGGCTATCAAGCTTTTCATACAGATCCCAGACAAATAAGCAAAACTCAATTTCTTCTGGTACTTTAGTCCAATGGCTATCTACAATCTTATACCCTATGATTTTATTATTACCGATAGCTACTACCTTTTCTCCGTCTTTAGCTTTTTCTCTTCTCCGTCTGTTATAGTTATTTAATTTCTTGGAGAGGTTTCTACTAAACTCTTCCGCTAAGATGGCTTTGATCCCTGTTAAGAGAGCATCATCTTCTGGGCTGAAAAACTTGTTATCCAGATAAAGAAATAAATCTAAATCATTACTTACCAGCCTATCTACAAATAGGTACCAGTCTTTAGTATTTCTCTGGAGCCTGTCTTGGTCTTTTGCTACTACAATATCAAACTTACCAGATGCCATATCTTCTAACAGTCTGTTGTATGCAGTTCTTTTCCGAGTAGTAGTACCTGTTTTCCCCTCGTCAATATACTCTCCGACAAGCTCCCAGCCTTTTTCTTTAATTACATCCTTATTTTCTTGGATCTGAGATTCTAAAGCATTAAGCTGTTGTTCCTCTTCTGTTGATACCCTTGAGTAGAAAACTGCTCTTAATTTGTTTCTAGCCATCCTGTTTTCCTCCTTATATAGTCCTGTGAGCCTCTCAGAGCCTCGTACAGCCTTTTTTATTCTTTCCTTGATACTTTTATCATCCTGCATTTCCTGTGGCTGTAATCAGCCTTAAATAACATAATCATAAATGGGGAAAATTTTATTATACACCCCTTGTACAATTTCTATTATATACGGGCTATATAATTTTGTAAACAAAAAAAAAGAGGGATACTAACGGACTAACCGCTAATATCCCTCAAAGGTATATAGAAAATAAAAAGGAGTGCCTTAAGGTAATTTAATAACCTGCCCTACATAAATCAAATTTTTGTTTTTGATGTTATTTAGAGCTACCAGCTTCTCTACTGTTGTATTATTTTCTTTTGCAATTTTACTAAGAGTATCTCCATACTTTACAGCGTATGTTTTTATAGGCTTGCTAGATGGATTACTTACAGGATTTACTCTATCCCCATTTGTCAGTACTACTGCTGTATGAGATCCTTCTTTCAGTAGGATATCTCCACGCATTAAGTAGCTATCATAATCTGTATAGCCCTTTGTGGTAAGCACTGTAAAGGCTCCTGTAGCCTGTAAAGCTTTTGCCATGTTCCCTGTATAGATATCTTTAGATACCTTGATACCAGAGGCATTTACACATACAGCTACTAAAGAGCTACAATCGCACTCACAGGGAGTAGTGATTTTAGATAAATCAAAACCTGTAGACATAGCCTGCTCATAGAGAGTAGTACGCTGTTTTTGATCGTACCCGATGTTTTTATTAGCACAAGCCTGCTCTGCGGATCTAGCAATAGCATTAGCTACTTTAGGATTTTTAGCACGAATAACCTTATTCCAAGGATGAGAATACCAGCTACGGATACATAACTCCCTACCGCTCTGATCTCCTGCTTTCCCTCCAGCAATCTTACCATTTTCGTCAATTGATGCATGAGCTATTTTAACCGCCACACAAATCATCCCTTTCCAAAAGTTTTATCTCTTTCTCTGTTGCCCATCTCCATTTATATCCTCCAGCAGTCTTATATAGAGGCTTATTATCACACACACTCGATATGTGACTACGATCTACACCAGTTTGCCTCCACGCTTCGCTAAGACTAGGAAATACTGCAAGGATGTTTCCTGCTTTATCTATTTGGGCAACACTTCTAGAGTGATCTTTACGATTTAGTTGCTGTTTTGATATTTTGTAGTTTCTCGCCCCATAATTACAATTTTCTTCTGCTGTTACCCATTCAAGATTACTTACAGTATTGTTTTCTGGATTTTCATCTTTATGGTTTACTTGAGGTTTATTTTGAGGATTCGGCAGAAAAGCTTTTGCTACAAGGATGTGAACACGCACTGTCTTACCAATCCCATTATCATAAAGCATTACGCCTAAATAATTTTTGATTCTGCCTGTTTTAAACTGCTTCATAAAGCCGTTCTTTCCTTTACCCCATACTCTGCCATCTGTTGTTACATAGTAGCCATCATAACCTTCTATTTCTGCAAACAGAAAGCCCTCTTTCTCCGCCAGATCCTGCAATTTTGTGGGAATACCTTTTCTTTCTTCTTTCATACTATTTGCCACCTTTCGCAAAAAAGCCTTACTACAAATAGAGGGAGGCACTATAAGGCTGTAGTGTTTTCGTTTCGTCAAACTATCCCTCTATTTGCAAGCCTGCTTACTCAGCGAAAAGATGATTAAAATATGATTAGAATTTGATTAGAAATTTTTAATTTTATCTCATTTCAATACTTTCATCTGCTCCAGCATCTGCGTGATTTTATCATATCCCACCATAGATCCTACCCATACAGCTACAGCCATCAATACCATGCAAATGATATTGGGGAGGATAAAAGGAATACCCATAAATACATAAGCAATAGCTGTACCGCCTACGCCTGTAATAATGGATACTACCAATACAACTACGTTGGATGCATACTTTCCGCCCATACCTTCCAGAAAGCATTTAACAGCCTCCGTGAAAAGGGAAGTAGCTGTAGACAAGATAACCATTAGAGCCATAAACATTGTAAGTGTCATATTACAAACCTCCTTAATGATGCTGTACTTCAATCTCTCTCTGAATAGCCTCTTCTAAGGAGCCATCCAGCTTACTATCCATCATGTTTTCAATCCTGTTAATCTCAGTTAAGAGGAGTTGATAGCTCTCTTCTGGGATCTTATCTTTCAGCCTTAACTCTAATCTGAGTTTAAGGAGAAGGAATCTTACTTTCCCTTTAGAGAGGTTTTCAATTTTGGATTTATTGAGATAGAAGATAATAGAGGCACCAAAAATACCTCCTGTAGTTAGAATCTGCTGAGTGGCATATCCGCTAACATCAACTCCAGCCCTTACATTCATTCTGATATCAATAAGGGATAATACAAAAAGTAATCCTGTGATGATAACGATTTTCTTGGAAAACTCTGTGCCACGCTTACGAGCTCTCCTCCGAGATACTGTGGATCCCCTCCTGCTCTGGCTATTGCCCATAAAATCCACCTTCTTTACCCTAAGCCTACAGTTACTGCAAGATATCCGAGAATGATGGATACCACACCTGCTACGATAAGCCACTTGAATTTATCCCAAGTTTCACTATCTTTATTTTCCAGAGCATCTAATCTGGAGATAGTTTTGTTAATATCCTCTCTCATGTGTTTTGTCTCTACTGCAAGCTCTCTAATAGCACCGATTAGATCTGAGTTTTCTCTGAGCTTTCTTTCAATATCATCAATACGCCTCGTATTGCTTTTAGCTCTATCCTCAGTTTCTGTTAATCTGTGCTCAATATTGATTTTTTCTGATTCCGTCATAGGCTCCACCCTCCTCCCATAAGAAAAAGGCTCCACTAAGGGAGCCTCTTACATTACGCTACATATTCTTTCCAGCCATCGGGATAAGCATCTGGAGCCCACACATTACCATCAATAGTGGATTCATACAGCTTACCTTTATAACTTACTACATCTCCTGTATTATAAGCATCGGAGGCACCCAGAGGCTGTACCCATTCGGGATAACCATCTTCTGTAATGCCAATAGGCTTATACATGGTATGAGTAGTATCTGGAGCCCATTCTGCGGAGGATGTATGCTCTACCAGTACCATATAGAGCTGAGCATCACCTACAGCGTTTGTGCCATAGGAGAATACTTCTTTAACTTTGTAGAATTTACCTACTACATATTTAGGAAATGCACTAGGTACTTCCAGAATCATTCCCGCCTGTGTTTCTGCATCCAGTGTAGCAAGGAAAAATTGGAGTGCTTTACGCAATTCTAAAGTCATTTGTCTTTTATTCACGCTTTATTCACCCCCAGTAAAATGTCCATGAGTTCTTCTGCTGTAGGTTCTTCTGGTGTTTCTGGTTCAAAGTCAGCAACCTTTACCCAGTGCAAACCTTCTGTTTCGTTGTAGTACAGACTATAAATTGCATCTGTGGGCATTTCTGGAACAGTCATTCCTTCTGTGTCGATTGTTACACCTTCAACTTCATAATTACAGAAACAAATAATTTTTCCGTTTTCGTCAATCTGTATATATTTATTCACACAATCACCGCCTTAATAATACTCAACGATTTCATACTCAATACCTGGATGGGTCTGCCATGTTTGAGCACTTCCGCTATGCCCCACATAAATCCTCAATGTAGTAGAATCAATCATCTCACTAAATGCAGGGAAAGTGTCTGTCATGTATTGTATATCTATGTCGACTTTTTCTACGTTCACACTATTTACGGTTACGTCGACATAATAAGTTCGAGTATAAGACGTGTTTCCATAAATTAATAAATCGTCTGTATAGCCGCTCGCATCACCTCTCGGAATAATTCCCCTCTGTATACTCTTAACCATCGAAATTTCACCCCCTGTAATAAGGCTCTGAATTACTGGTGATAACAAATCTGTGTTGTGTTCACCAAACATACGATACTCTCTAATAGAACTACCATTATCCCTAATAAATCTAATTGCTTCGCTAATATCGTCATAGTCACAATATACAGCCAATCTGGATTTACCATCTGAGGTAGTCCCAGCGGTTTTAAGACTGTCGATAGATGCAAAGTCTGTCGCTGAAATAATTCTTGTTTTATCATTTTCTAAACACAGGATACCATCTTCAATCCAAGATTCGCCATCCGTTCTAAAACTACCGCTTCGACTAAGAATAATACCTTCAATCATATTATCCCACCACCTTTACTCTGATTCTAAAGCTGTATTCTGGTCTAACCTTTGCATACAGTACCATGTTAGTGACATCAAAGGTTACTCTGTAAACAGTGTTATATGCATCCTCCATAATACCGATTTCTGCTGGAGAGTTACTTGCTGTAGCATCAAACTCTACCACAGGAGCAGAAGTAGGCTCTCCGCCTAATTCATGAGTAATAGTACAAGTGTAAGGAGCCTCAGAGCCTGTAAAGTAAAAAGGAAGTACATCATAAGATTTAATAATCTCAGTAGTAGCCCCTTCACTCAGCTCTTTTAATTTAGCATCCACTGTATCCCAGTTAGCATTGATAGCTGTAATATCTGGAGGAGAATCTGCTAAATCAATTTTTGTTAAATTATAGTTTTCTGTATAACTAGCCACATTATCACCTCTTATTCTACTGTTACCGTTACTTTATAGCTTGCCCCTACATTTACAGGATTAGGATCAATTACTACAGATGCAATCACTGGAGCAGATGTATCCAGAATAATTGTTCTGGTAATTGTAGTAACCCTACCAGCCTTATCTGTAGCTGTAACTACGATAGTATTTGTACCGCTTGCCAGTGTAATAGGCTTACTAAAGGAGCCATTAGATACCGCCACAGAGCCCTGATCTGTACCATTCAACTTAATTGTGATTGTAGGTACACCAGATGTGCTATCAGATGTAGTACCAGTTACTGTTAAGCCTGCCTCAGCTACATAGGAGCCATCTGTAGCA